AATCCTTAACTGGCACTTCAACATCAAGCCAAAGCGCATCGTTGACACCCTGTCCATGAGCCGCGCCATCCATATTGGCGAAGTCAGTGGGAGTCTGGATGCACTTACCACCCACTACGGGCTCGGCACCAAGGGGAAGGAGGTACTGGATGCCTTGGGTAAAGCTCGCCTGGACTTTACTTCCCAGGATCTTGAGGCTTACGGGTCTTACTGCATCAACGATACCGAACTCACATACAAACTTTTCCTGGTTCTTGCCAAGGGTTTCCCTCTTCTTGAATTGCAACTCATTGATCTGACTATCCGTATGTTCACTGAGCCGGTGATTGAACTGGATGAAAATTTGTTGTCCAACTACCTGCGCGAGATCGCAGACGGCAAAGAACTGCTGATGGAAAAGATCTCATACGATAGAAAACAATTGATGAGTAACCCAAAGTTTGCCACGCTACTTGAGGAGCTGGGTGTTACTCCCCCCAAAAAGATTAGCCTCACCACAGGCAAAGAAACCCATGCCTTTGCGAAGACCGATGAGGGGCTCCAGCTTTTACAAGATCATCCTAATATTGAAGTACAAAACATTGTGTCTGCTCGGTTGGGGGTCAAGTCTACGCTGGAGGAAAAACGAACTGAGCGGTTTATTGACATTGCTATGCGGGGATCTTTACCCGTACCACTGCGTTACTACGCCGCACACACTGGACGCTGGGGTGGTGATGGCAAAATTAATATGCAGAACTTGCCACGGGGATCTCTCCTTAAAAAAGCGTTACTCGCTCCGGCTGGGTACCAGTTTGTGGATTATGACCTCTCGCAAATTGAAGCCAGGGTACTGGCTTGGTTAGCCGGTGAGCTTGATCTACTACAGGCTTTTGCTAGGGGGGATGACGTTTATAAACTGATGGCCTCTAGTATTTACAAAAAGAACACCGAGGAGATAACCAGGGAAGAGAGATTCGTAGGGAAACAGACGGTGCTTGGGTGCGGTTACGGTATGGGGTCCGTGCGTTTCCAGGCACAACTTCAGTCTCTTGGTGTAGCCCTCTCAGACACTGAATGCCAACACATCATCGAGACATACCGCATTGCCTTCCCAATGATACGCGGGTTCTGGCGTGAATCCGGGGAAGGACTCAGCGCCATTATCAGCAACGAGCAGATGCCTCTGGGCACTCCCAAAGTGCTCACGGTAATGGGACAACAGGGCATTCAATTGCCCAACGGTTTGTTTTTGCGCTACCCCAATTTGCGGAACGAGATTAACCCCGAGACTAAGCGGGATGAATACGTCTACGACACTCTGCGTGGCAAGTCCAAGGCATCTACGCGCATATATGGGGGCAAGCTTGTAGAAAATATCTGCCAAGCGGTAGCCCGTATCGTCATCGGGGAACAGCTAGTGCGTGTATCTAAAAAGTACAAAGTGGCAATGACAGTACATGATGCTATTACCTGTATAGTGCCGGTGGCTGAAGTCAAGTCAGCTATGAATTACATTGAGGAAACTATGAAAATAAAACCAAGCTGGGCACCGGACTTGCCTTTGGATTGTGAAGGGGGTTTCGGTGATTCCTACGGGGACTGTTGATATGGCTAGAGTTAAAGCAGTATTAAGTGAAGCACCGTGTTGGTATTGCGATACACTGTATGACAAGCGGCGGGAAGATGCAGGATATTCGACCTGCGAGGTTTGTGAACGAGCAACTAACAAGGGAGTACGGGGTAATCATGACGAAGGGCAAGAGACTTCCATTCCACCACCTAGTTACTAAGATCCTGAAGGATGAACAAAACCGCAAACTAGGTGAACTGAAGGAGGCATCGAGTGAAGAACTCATGGCTCACAGTGCAGCTTATCTCCATACGGCTTGCATGATCATGTATGGACTAGATGTAGATAAAGACTTTTTCAAGTTGATGGTCCAGGAAACTATTGATTCGGTGTGGTTCGTAGAGGATATTCACGGAGCCTCTGGCCCTCTTCACTAACGAAGTTGCGGGAACGACTTGTGGAGGAAACATAATGATCAAATACCATGGCACTCCCATCGGCGGCAAGACCACTGACGCGGAGGAAATATTGCGCGGCCGTCACGCCTTGGTCAGTTTTGCCCATCCAAATCAATTGGCTGTCGTGCTTGATGTGTGCCAATCGTTTGTTCTTGACAATGGGGCATTCAGCGAATGGAAAAAGACAGGCGGTGAAATTAATTTTAATGCTTATGTGGATTGGGTTTCGACTGTTTATCGATCACCCGGTTTTGATTGGTGCCTGATCCCCGACAAGATAGATGGAACTGAAGATGATAATTCCAAGCTAGTGCATAAGTGGTTGCGGCTTAGTTTCCAGGCAAAGGGTGTTCCAATCTGGCATCTACATGAATCGCTAGAATGGTTGGAATGGATGATTGATCGGTTTGAGTGGGTAGCACTTGGAAGTTCTGGTCAATGGCCCAACCCAGGCACGGCGAGTTGGTGGACAAGAATGGGCGAAGCAATGACGGTGTGCTGTGATGCCGAAGGCAGACCAAAAGCAAAGCTGCATGGGTTGCGGATGCTGGACCCTGAAATATTCAGGCATCTACCACTGAGCGGGGCTGACTCGACTAACGCGGCAAGGAACAACAACCAAATGAGCAGATTCGGTATGTACCCACCGCCAACAGCCGGACAAAGAGCGGCCACAATTGCGGCAAGAATCGAAGCGCACAACTCAGCTCCAGTGTGGCTGGGCAGAACTCAGTTCGAGTTGTTGTGAAGATATCCAAAGAATTTAGGTTCGAGGCGGCGCACCGTCTCCCCAACGTCCCAGCGGAGCATAAGTGCGCCAGGCTCCATGGACATTCCTTCGCCGTCAAGATAACGGTGGAGGGCAATGTCGATGAGAGCAGTGGCTGGGTCATGGATTTCGCCGACATCAGCGCGGCCTATAGCGCCATCCATCGACAACTCGACCATTACTATCTTAACGACATCGAAGGACTGGAGAATCCTACCAGCGAAAACATCGTGCGCTGGATCTGGCAACGACTAAAACCGGCACTGGCCCAATTAAGCGAGATAGAAATTCGGGAAACCTGTACCAGCGCCTGTGTCTATAATGGAGAAGCGCATGATGAATAAGTCCGTGGTGCTGTTCAGCGGCGGTATGGATTCATTTACCTTGCTGATGGCCCTGCATCTAAGGGGTCGGGAGGTTTACGCGATCTCATTCAATTACGGGCAGCAGCACTCGAAAGAGCTGACATATGCGGCCGCTGCTTGTGAACAGAACGACATCCCCCACAAAATCATTGACATCTCAGAGTGCGGATTGGTCTTGGCATCAACTCTGACTGGCGGTGGAGATTCGATTGTCGTTCCCAATCGCAACATGATTATGATCTCAATAGCGTGTGGATATGCGATCAGCATCGGAGCAACTGAAGTTTTGTTTGGCGGCAATGCGTCAGATCATGCAGTTTTCCCTGATTGCCGCCCCAGCTTCATCGAAAAACTCAACATTGCCCTAGCGCATGGGAACAACGAGCAAATCACAGTCGAAGTGCCTTACGCGAGAATGTCCAAACAAGACATTGCAGAAGAAGGGAAAAATCTGGGACTCGACTACGCGAAAACTTGGACTTGCTATCGAGGCGGCGAGGCGGCTTGTGGGGAGTGTGAGTCATGCAAGGCACGGAAATTGGCATTTGACAACATACGCGGTTAAAGAAGTGTTTTATACTCTGCAAGGAGAAGGGGCTAACGCAGGTCGGCCGGCTGTATTTTGTCGTTTTTCTGGTTGCAATTTGTGGTCTGGCAGAGAGCAAGATCGTTCCTCAGCAATCTGCCAATTCTGCGACACTGAATTCGTAGGGACTGACGGTCCTGGGGGAGGAAAATTCAACACAGCGACAGCGTTAGCTGAACAGGTATCTAGTATGTGGTTGGGTAAAAGGCAAAAACCGGCAGTCCCTCTGGTCGTCTGTACTGGTGGCGAACCAGCATTGCAGTTAGACACAGAGTTGGTAGATGCCTTTCATAAAGAGGGATTTGAAGTTGCAATCGAAACCAATGGTACTTTGGAGCTGGCTGAGAACATCGACTGGGTGTGTGTTAGTCCAAAATCTTCCACTGAAATAGTTGTTGAGTCAGGTGACGAGCTTAAATTGGTTTTTCCCCAGCTAGACGCACTCCCAGCTAGATTTGAAAAATTGGATTTCAAAAACTTTTTTGTTCAACCCATGGACGGACCAGAAATTGAGGAAAACACGCAGCAAGTTATTGACTTTTGTAAGGCTAATCCCCAGTGGAGGATTAGTATTCAGACCCACAAGGTATTGGGTATACCGTAAATGTAACGTAGAAGCGCGTGTTAACTACTCTTGACTTTGTGTGGTTAACAACAGAATTAATGGATGATGCAAAAAAGTATTACATTGAAAATAGGGGGATTGAATAATGTACACTTATCTGGCGAAGGTGATTAGGATTGTCGATGGCGATAGCATCCGTATGGACATTGATTTGGGTTTCGGGTGTCATCTGCTTGGTAATAGTGGGCGCGGCATGGATATTCGCTTATTTGGAATCGACTGCCCTGAAGTTAGAACGAGATGCCGAGCGGAA